AAAACATTTAATGGGATGTGTACTGGTGTTTGGATAGCAGACACGAAACCATCATTCATAACTGGTTTCCACCTTGGTGGTGTAACTGGTTACAAGCGAGGTTGTAGTGGCGTTATCACGCGCTCTCAACTAGACCAATGTTTGGTTCAATTGAAACGTTCTTGCGTTTCTGCCATCGATATTCCCGCAGAAGGAAAAATCGACACACAGTTTTCTACTTATTTTTCGAATGCTGCAGATCAAACTATTGATGATAGTATTGCTCCCAAACATCCTGTGAACTTTTTACCTACTGAATCCAACATTCATATTTTTGGCTCCAATGGTGGTACGCATAAATATCGCACTAAAGTCGAGTATCGTAAGTTGGGTTTGGAATTCTTAGAGGAAAATAATTTGGCTGTTCAACATGGCAAACCAAATATGGACGGTCCGCCTAGTTGGTACCATTTTTCAAAAAATTTGGCCGAATTTGCAACTGTTAGCCATGGACCTGCAACGCATGTTTTGAATTGGGCTGTAATTGATTACCTTATCCCAATAAAACAGAAATTGAGCGCGTTGGGTTTTGGTAAAACACGCATTGTCCAACCATTGACAAATATTGAAAATGTCAATGGCGTTCCTGGTGCAAGATTCCTAGATGCTCTAAAAGTTTCAACCGCAGCAGGATACCCGCTTAAAGGCAAAACGTCTGATTATTTAGTTGGTGTGGATGGCAGTCGCGATTTTATCAATCCTATGGTATGGGATTTTGTGAGACAATCAGAAGAAAAATACCTGCAAGGACAACGCTGTTATCATGTGTTCGTCGCACATTTGAAGGATGAGCCTGTTAAATTAGGTAAGGACAAAGTTAGAGTTTTCTTCGGCAATGGTACAGTATTTAAGTTGTTAATTAGAAAATACTGGCTACCTATTGTTCGACTGTTATCCGAACTTCCTTTACTTTCTGAGTGTGCCATTGGTATTAATAGCCATGGTTTTGAATGGGAAGAGTTCATGGATTTTGTTTCTTATCATGGTGACAACAGGTGTGTTGCAGG